AGGAACTAGAAACACAGTTTGCTGAAGTTCAAGCAGGAGCAACAGTACAACTTCCTGAGTTAAAACTGACAAAAACAAACCTTGAAGAAGCCATTAAAATATTGGATACAAAAGAAGTAAGAACAGGCGGTGTTCCAAGAGCAGTCTCTAGGTCTTTGCTTCAGTTTATGGGACTTGATGCTATTCCACAAGTTGAAGGTGAATTTGAGGCTAAACTTTCTGAAGCGGTTATGGCAAGACTGGAGGGTTTTGAAGGCGCTATTTCAGACGGAGAAAGAATGTACGCTGTTAATAACATTACTAACTGGATGGACGGAAATAGAAAAAACAAAGGTAGGCTGTCAGTGCTTTTAGACAGGGCTAATATGGAGTTAGACAAAAGCATTCTCATAGGTGAAGCTGAAGATTTTAACGACTACCGACGTTCTTCTGGTGTTTATAGGGAAAGTGATTTTTTGGCCTTGCCTGCTGAAGATAGAAGAAGTGCGCTAGAGGCGGTTAGGGCAGGAAGATTTACTTTTGACCAAATAATGCAAGCATACGAATAAAGGCTATAGCTATGAGCAATTTTGAACAGAGAATGAAAGAGTACTCTGAAAAAGAAGCAGGTAGTTCTTTTGAACAAAGAATGAGTTCAATAGCAAGTACCCAAACTCCGACAGTAGAAGAAGAAACTGCAGTGACGCCTGCAGCTCCTAGCGAGCCTAGTTTTTTACAGCAAAACCTAGACATTCCTTACGCTCTTGGTGGCGCTGCGGCTTTGGGGACTCTTGGTGGAATGGTCTTAGGTCCTCCCGGTGCCCTTGCTGGGTCAGTTATAGGAGGGTCTTTAGGGTCTGGCGTCGGGGTAGCCCAGTCAGAACTTCTTTATGGTAGTAAAGACCCTGTAGAGGCTTATAAAGAAGGAGTTGAGGCTGCTTTATGGTCTGCGGGTATTGACTTAGCTACTTTTGGTGTTGGCTCGAAGCTTAAAAACGCTTGGTACGCTTCAAAGATGAAGGGCGGCAAGTCTGTTGAAGAAGCAACTTTAGAGGCTATCGACACACTGTACGCTCCGGGATCTCCAGAGTCCTTGAGACTTACTCAGCAGATCCTTAACCGTAAAGGCGCTACTCTCCTTCCTTCACAGATTTTAGAAGGAGGCTTAGACGGTTTTAGAGAAAGAATTGCTTCAGTGGGCCTTGTGTCACGAGAGCGTATGGACGACAACATAAGAGCTGTCAATGAAGGTCTTATTGAAGAGTTAAACTCTCTTATTAACAAAAATGCCTCAGGCATGGACCTTGACGTGTCTAGCATAGGTTCTGTTTTTGACACTATATTGGCTGAAGGAAAAAGAGCACTAAGCACACAGTACAGAACAGGCCTTAATGAAGTTCAGATGGCCCTTAAAATCTCTAAAATTGCAACGATTGACTCTCGTTACTTGACTAATCCTCTTAGTAAATGGATAAAAGAAAACTCAGGGGCCATTGCTGACAAACAATCTCCGGCTGCATTAAAATTCTTAGAGGACCGTATAGCTAGAATTCAAAGCGCACCAAACGGAAGAATTCCTGTAGAGGAGCTAATTGACTTTGACAGGGAATTTAATGCTCTGGCTTCTGAGATGTTTGGTAAAGGTGTAAATGATAGGGCTATGCAGTCTCTCACAGAAGCTGGTAATTTAGTTAGAGACACCGTTGCCAACGCTCTTCAGGTAGTAGACCCTAAAGCTGCAGCAAAGTATGCAGATATGAAAGTTGCCTATAAAGAAGGCTTAGAGACCTTGTTCCCTACAATTACAACCCGCTTTGTAACGGAAGCCAGTAAAGGTTCCTTTAAAAACTTAGGAGGTATAGCCACAAATGCAACCAATGTAGACGTTGTACGTGCAATGAGGAAGAGCCTTGCTAAATCTATAGCCTTAGCTAAAAAAGAAGGAACTGAACTTTCTTTTGAGTCTTTTGACGAAGTCGATAAACTCATGAAAGAAGGGTTTTTAGCGAGCAAGTTAAGCAAAATTAGGGGAACAGAAAGAGCAAGCGTCTATAGCTTAAAAAACTTGGCACTTGGTTTACAAAACCCTACTCAAGAAAAGATATACAAAGAAGTCTTAGGCGATGACTTCCCTGCTTTTAAACAGTTAATGAACGCCGTGCTTGAAACAGCAGAAAGCGCCTCTGGAGAAACAGGTACTCTAGTTCTTCGTGGTTTGGAAACTAAGGGTGGTAGAGGTTTAATTCAGTTGTTGACTGGTACGGTAGCTGGTGGCGGAGCAGGGGCTGTTGCTGGTGCTGGTACTGGAGCAGCTGCTGGTGCTCTTGGTGTCGGCGCTCTGGCTCTGTACGTCCCTAACATCTTTTCAAAGATAGTAACCAACCCTCAGTACGTAAATAGGTTGATTGCTATTAAGAAAGGAGGTAAGGAAAAAGCAGGGGCCGCTGCTGACGTAGCTCTTAACATCCTTGTGTCTGAAGTAGTTGACGAAATGTCTGAGCAAGGAAGGGCTGAAGCTGTAAAGCAGTTAGAGCAAATTTTGTTGACTCAAACCAACCCCGCAGAAGCCGCTAGAAGAAGGGAAGCGCAAGAGGCAGCAATACCTCCACCAAGCACCCCTTTTACACAGCAAGAGTTAATCACCCGTAGCGGCTTAATTAACCCTCAAAGAGCTAGGATGAAGCTGCAAGAAAGTCTACAACAACGAGGAATGCTAACGCAATAAAAAAGGGGGCGCTAAGGCCCCCGTAAGTTTACAACTCGCAGTTGTTGCCGGTGCAGGCTAACTGCTGAGACCCTTCCGTCATGTCAGAGTTTTCTGAGATTGTCCAGTCGATGGACTCAGGAAACTCCTTCTTCAGCTTCTCATAGGTCTCTAAGTCTATAGGCTCATAAGGGGCCTGTTGGTACGTATGTTCGGAATAAGGGAGGAACGATACTCCGCTTATCTTGTCGAACTTGTTGTACAACCATTGGCCTACCTCAAGGAATTCATCATCACGGTAGTAGCATGTCATAGACGGCTTATGCTCACACCAGTAGTCCTGATAAATCTCCCATAGCTCAAGTTGCTCCATTGCACCCATCTCAGAGGCCACCACAGCCCCGTCAGGGGATTTTATAGGGAAGGAGAATACCTTAGTAGTGGGTGACATTACGTCGTCCTCTACGGGCACTCCTGCCGCTTCTAGGACTTGACAGAGTGGGTCTCTTGCGTCCGCTCTGACTCGTCGGATGTACTGGTCAGAATACCTTGGATGTATCCCGGAAGCGCTATCAACAAGCTGACTAACAGTACCAGAGGGCTTAACAGCAGTAATAGCAGCGCTACGATTGATGCCAAGCCTATCAGCCCAAACAGCATTAGTAGAAATACACTCTCCCTTAAGCGCTCCCAACCACTCCCGTAGTTCATCCTTATCTCCTCGTCCTGACAACACAGGGTGATCCATGATGCCCGTTAGTGAAACACCAAGCAGTGCTTCTTCTTCAGTGTTCTTCTGCCATACTTTACGTAAGTAGCGGAAGTCGGTCAACGTAGCCTGTAGAGTTCCAAGGATAGACGCAATACGTACTTTTCGTTTGAGGTCTGACAAACTGTCGGCTGACCTGACAACAACTTCTGATAGATTACAGAATTGATATGGCCTGAGGATGATTTCGCTACATGGATTAGTTCCAAAATCATAGGTAGCATCTCGTCGCTCGTTCTTTGCAGCTTGCTTTTGACTTGCGACTCTAGAGAACATACCTCGTTCTCCGGAGCGGGACTCGTATAAACTTTTCCACTCATTTAAAAAGGCCTCGAAATCTGGCTTCTCTGTATAACATGCGCTGTTGTTGGCCAGTCCTCGTTGAGGATTATCTTGCCACCACTGTCCTGACTTGCATCGTCGTATTCTATCGTCGGTAAGATTACTGAGACTGATGAGAGCACTTCGCCTAACTCCCCCGACGACAACGATTTGTGCAATCTTACAGCAGATATCGTGACACTCGATGGAGGAAAGCTTACGTCCAGCAGCCTCCCTAAAGACCTCTGTGGTAAATTTAAAGAGGTCAACAAGAGGTTCCGCACCAGACGCTCTACCTCCGAAAGTTTTAAGGGTTGCCCCTGCAGGTCGTACTCTAGACACGTCCCACTTTGGAATTTGACCTGAATAGAGCAAGCTGACAAGTTCTCTATATGCCTTAGCCCACCCAATTTTGCTGTCAGCGACGTGTATAACGGTATCTGTGGCATGGAAGTCCTCCGCTACTTCTGGTAGTTTAGATATGTACTGTCGTTCAACACTGAAGCCCACGCCTGTGCCACACATAAGGACGTACATCATCTCGTCAAACGCCTTAGGGTGGTCTATAGGTAAGTAGGAGCAGTTAAACCCGGCTACATTGTCACGGTCAAGGGCTTCTCCTGCCGTCATTAGTGCTCTCATGCTAGGCATCACGTCCAAGTCGTGAATGTCCTTGAACATGTCGTTAGCTTCTTCTAGAGTTATCTTTTGCTTCTCTATCCAGAAGTTTAAATAACGGTCTATTGTTTCTTCCCAAGTCTCACGACGTTGTTCCTCTGGTAGGTAACGTGCGTACCTGCTTTTGTGTATGTACTGTTGATAAGCGTCCAATTATGTTACTCCTATGTTCGTCTGTATATGTTGTCCAGTTGGTGATCTCTTCTCTTGTCCTGCCGCAGCCTGTACACTGGTTGTCTACTAGTTTACATTGCTGTACACAAGGACTAATCATTGAGTTCTTTGATTAGCCTGTCGATGTACCAACGGCATTTACGTAAGTCCTCAACTGGTTTACCTTTGTAGTCATAGCGCCAGAGGTACTTTAGTGCGTTACCCTTAAGATAACCTTTGAACTCGTGTTCAGGCATGGACGCTTTGATTGCTTCGATGGCTTCGATTGCTCCTTTGTTGTAGTGGTCAGGTTGCTCCACAGGGTCTACCTTCTTCGGTTTTCTGATAGATAAGTTGTTCAGCGCAGTGAGTGTATCCCACTCTTCAGGAGTCGCATCATCAATACTCATTCTCTTCATCCTCTAGCTCCTCTTCAAACACATCTAGTCTGTTGATTAGTTTATCTTCAAACCTGTCCAGCATCTCTTCTGAGGTTATCTGTAGGGCCTCCAGCAGGTCGTCTGGGTCTAAAGTTTTCAAGAGGCGCTCCTTAATTTCCTCTAGTGTTAGTGACATAGTTAATCAACTCCTGTAGTGTCTCTATAGTATACCATAAAATGTTCTCTTTGTCACACCATTGTGACATTGTCATTTTGGCACCTTTTCGTATTTTCTTGTTGGGCTGCATTAGTACGAAGACCAGTGTCTGTCCTTCTGGCAAACTGTCTCTGACGCTGGTGTACTTCTTGGTGTCCCCGTCCCTGAAGTACCCTTTGCACTCGACAAGAACACCAGAAGCACTGTGAACAAAGTCAGGACGATAGCTACGCTCAATAGTGTATGGAACTGTGAACGGTTCATAGTCAAACTCCTTCAGTATCTTGCTGACATCTTCTTCAAACGTGCTTCTAAATGTTGAGTTCTTGGACCTTCGGCTCATTGACCACCTCCGTTAAAAACCTTGGACCTGTGGAGTAAGAGAAGGCACGTAGGTCGGGCCAACAACTCTTCTTGTACGCACAGTACGAACAACCTATGTCCAACTTCATGTTACCGCTCTTGCCGTCTGGCTTGGCTTCGTAGCAGTTTTTAGGAGGCTCTGGCTTCTTCACCATCTCTTGAACATGCTCAATGCGGTCTGTGATGTCAAAGGCTATTGTTTCATGCACAGGGGCTTGAGTGTCCTTCTCGTCGTACATGAGGTACGTTAGGTGTCCATTTTGTTTGTCCATCGCCAGCCAGCCAAAACTTGTCTGGTCCTCTGCCTTTGCATATCCTTTAATTTGAGCGACGTATCCAAACGGGTCATCGTAAGCCAAAGTGCCGTCTTTGAATTTCTTAAACCCATATGACGAAACAGATTTAACGTCCGTGACAACACCATCAATTTTGCAGTCCATAGAACCCGTAATGCCCTTGATTTCACACTGCTTTTGTTCTGCGGTAACTTCATGTCCTGATGCCCTTGTAAGAAATAGTAACAATTCCTCAATCAAATGTCCGTACAAAAACTTAACAAGCGTGTGTGGCTGCATGTCGTCCATTTTTGGTACGTTGTTGTAGTGATTCCAAAGGAACTTGTCACGTTTACCTATGTTTGACATGCGGAGCTTACGTCCGTCAAAGTGCCTGTTCCCACCAAACTCTTTACGCATGAGGTCCTTGACGTTTTCTCCAAACTGCTCAATGCACTCTTCGATGTCAACGTCCTTGTCTACTCTCTTCGTCTTAACGAGCTTGTAGATGTCGTCTACTAATGTGTATATGTTTTTCATTGGTACTTCCCTACTATACCTGAGACAACCTCTTGGGCCTGCTCTGGTGTGCATTTAAACCACTCACTGCGTCTTTCGTACAGCTTCTGTAGTTCGGTGTGTGCTTCTGACTCTGCAGCACGTCTATCGTTGACGTTCCACTTATAGTTTAACATATAATCTCTAAAAGGTGAAGAGGTTTGGTAGCCATTGAGTCTGTCCTCTGAGTCAATAGCCATTCCAACCTTTACCCACTCAGGAAAGCTAGGGTTGACAATGACGTACACCTGACCTTCTACACTAGACTCGTACTTTGCTAGACTGCTGAAAGCAGCGTCCTCAAAGTTCTTGTAACGTCCGGGTTTGTGCAAAGGATGTGCCTTTGATATGTATTTACTGTTGACGTACATCTGTAAATTGTTTTCTTTCTTTTTAGTTTGTGGGTCATCCTTGTAGTACTTACCTTGCTCTTTTTCATAAACCATTATTACTCTCCTCAGTGTGTCTCCGCCCATGTTGTACCAACTTTGTATTCTCCATCAAGTGGACATCTGAGTTTAAAATGTACGCCTGACGCCTTGAGACATTCGACCGCAAGCCAACCGAATTTCTCTGCTTGTTCTTTAGCCACTTCCGACTGTACTTCATCATGTATGTTACCTATAAATTTGTAGTCTAGTTTCCACTGCTTTGCGTAGTCGTCCAGTATGACTAGGGCCTTCTTCATTACGATAGCTCCTGCCGCCTGTAACAATGTGTTCAATGCAGCATGTTCTGATCTAACTCTAAGTCTTCGTCCGTCAAGTCCTGTAAGATAACCACGCCCAGCTGCCCTAGTAATGCGTTCTCGTAGACTTTCAAGAGCAGGTGTGTTTCGTAGAAATCGTTGCTTAAGAGTTCTGCCATCTCCTGCAGTTCCTCCAACGATAGTTCCAATTTTTGCGTCTCCGGCTCCGTAGAGGAAAGCATAAATGAAAGTTTTAGCTTGAGGTCTTGTTTCAAGTCCAGCAGCCATTTGATTTCTGGTATGGATGTCTTCTCTAAGTAGGACATTCGTAAACTCCTCGTCGTTCATGTAATGGGCTAACATTCGTAGCTCGAGGCCACTAGCGTCGAACCCGACTAGTTTCTTACCTTCCGGTACAGTCCAACAAGAGCGACACTCGTGTCCATACAGACTGTGACTTGCGGGTACTTGCGCCATGTTGGGGCTTTGGTGAGTCATTCGTCCAGTTACAGCACCGTTACTAATGACACGACCATGTACCCTACCGTCCTCTTCAACAGCTTCTAGCCAAGAATGTACTTGCGCATATCGCTTTTGAAGAGTAAGGTACTCCAGAACCTTTGCTGCCTCCGGAACATGTGCATTTTCTCTAAGCGTCTTCTCATCGACAACAGGCTTTCCGCTTGGCGTCGTCTCATTCCAGACTGCACCCTTAGTTGCAAGTCTTCCTGCAACCTGTTGTCTGGACCCCACATTGAAAACTGTAACTTTGTCTTTAAGTCTTTTCCCTGTCTTTTCAGAAATCCTTTTTTCGACAATGGGCGGGAACATCTCTTGTAGTTCGGCTTCAATGGCATTCATGCCCTCCTTAAATGTTGCACATAACTCATTAGCCAATTGTTGGTCCAGTACCCAACCATTACGTTCCTGCTCCTGTACGGCATACTGCACCTTGTGTTCCAATTCGATACACTCAGGTGAAAAGTCAACCATGTCCTTCACAAGTTGTTGGTGTACTGCTTCTGTGACTGCTACGTCCTGTATACAGTAGTCAATCATCTCAGGAGACAGACACGACCAGTCGTTATGGTCACCCTTTGGGAAGCCCAAGGTTTCACCCCAAGCTCTCAATGAGTGTCCACCTTGTCTGCTTGGGTCAAACAGACGTGACAAAACCAGAGTATCAACCACACGCTCAGGGGCCACAGAAAGCCCCCAGAGACGTTTTAGCACTGGCAGGTCGTAACCTATTAGGTTGTGCCCACAAACGCTCACAGAGCCAGCCAGAGCCTCACAGAGGGTGTTACGGTTAATATGTACCTGTGAAACACCGTTCTCCCGTGTTACAACACACCAGATGGTGTCAGGCGTCAAACCATTGGCTTCTAGATCAAGGTAGATCAAAAGTCTGCTCCTATCTCAGGGCTTGCTACTTCCTTCATCCTTCCGGTACCTCTGTCGTACTGCAGCCAACAAGCGGGTCCAGTTTCACCAGTGTAACGATTCTTTAGGACACGAACAGTAGTCGTATTCCGTATGTCCTCGTTCATGTTCTGCTGATCCCGTTCCATACCTATGACAATGTCCGACAGCTGTGCAATCGCTTGGCTACCCCGTAGTTCACCCAAGGATATCTGAGCACCGTCCTCGTGTGCCTTACCTTGGGAGCGCTTGAGGTGTGACACGAGGAACAGACTGATGCCTGTCTCTGCCACAAGAGTGCGCAGCTTGGTCATTATTTCATCAATGGCTTTTCGTTCGTCTCCGGACTCTTGGGAAGACACGACGATGGACAGGTGATCCAGTACGACATACCGACAGTCCAAGGCTTTCGCCATGTAGCGAACACGGGCGAGGAGGTT